TTCTAGCGTATAAATTAATAACCTTCAGCATTTAGCAGCCTTACAGCCTCGCAGCCTCACAATTTAGGAGAATAGGAAAGAGATCTAAGAAAATAACCATTTTGGGAGAGCTGCAGCCGAATATGCGAAAAAAAGATCCCCAAAAACATAATTGTTAAGAATTGTCACAAATAAATCTATTAATCTAATAGCTTAATCAAAACCGACTAAAATTAAAAATGAGAAAGAAATTTTTTTTTTCTAAACAAACAAAAACCAACAACTAAACCAATGCAAGAACTACCACTAAAAAAAGCTCTTAAAGCTATTGTTGATAGTCGGTTAAAGTTAGCAGAGCATCTATTAGTTGAGAGTAATAAAAGAGCATACATTGATGCTGCTTTATATTACGGCTACCGACTAGAAGAGGTTAATTATCCAATAGATAGAGTTTAAATACTCTATCTATTTTTTTATTCAATTATCTTATTTAAACCAATGACTCAAAAAATCACATCAACAGAATTAACCGTTAAATTTTGGAAAGATGTAGTTTTTGATGAACTAGAAAACTACACGAGAAACATGACTAAAGAAGATATTTTAAAATCTTTCATTAGTTTCTTGCCACAGTCTCAGATAGAAGAATTGAAAGATTCATTAGACAGGGAGATATTCTGATGAATTTAAAACCACTAATTAAAGAAGGTAAATTTAAAAGCTTAATTAAATTAATTGATCTTTCAAAAAATAGTTATCCTTCTAATCCTTTTAAAACTTTTAAAGAATTAATTAAAATTAATTCTTCTTATGAGTTAGATTTAATTTTAGAAAGTTTAAAAATTATCCTTGATAAAAATTTTATTATTGAAGGGAAAGGAAAAATAAGCAATAAAGAAGTTGTAGAAGAATTTATAGAAGAATATGAAAGAATGGAAAGACTCTATGATTCTAATTACGATGAATATTTGAAAGAAGTTGAACGAACTGGAATAGATTTAAATTAAATCTATTCTAGAAACAAAATCAAACTAATTTTTTTTATTATGTATCCTTTTCAAATTAATGTCTTACCAGCATATGGGAGAGACTACAAAAACAAAAAAGAAATTTTAAAAGATTACTTAGAAAATAAAGATTTTCAAGTATCTGACATTACTAATCACCCTTATCTTAATAAGAGTGATTGTTTAAAAATGGGAATAGCTTGTTTAATTATTCGCTATTCAGGTTTAAAAAAAACTGCTTCAATCAATGTTATTAAAAATAGAATGAATTAATCATGCCTAGTATTGTATTCACTAATTTTGACAATGAATCAATAGAAATTGATTTATCAAAAACAACAAATAAAGACGCATTAAATCAAGGCTTTAAACATCTTGATAAAGCAGTCTATAAAAACAAAAACAAACCAAAAACAAACAATGTACAAAACAAAACTAATCGAAGGGACTAGCAACCGTAAGCTAACTAATGAAAAATATGATCCTTATTTTTCAAGTAGTTATACAACTTTTGAAAGTTGTAGTGATGCTTGCCCACTATGGTCTAAATGTTATGGGAAAAAAAGCTTTACAGCATTTCATGAAAAAAAGTTGTTTAATAGTGAGATAGATTACGACCTAGAAAGATTTATAAATGATATTGAAAGATTAAGACCAAATACTACGCTTAGATTAAATGTTACAGGTGATTTGCCTTGCGTCACATATAAACATAATAATAATGAAAGAAAAATATCAATAGATGCATTAACCAAAATTTACCACGCTACTAGAAAGAATAATATAAAGACTTATACATATACACACTTACATTGTGATTCTAAGAATCAAAAACATAATTTAGAATGTGTAAAGTTATTTTCAACTGATAATTTTGTAATCAATCTTTCAACTGAGAAACCATTGCAAGCTAGTAAATATTTTGTAGATAAGTTTGACGTAGTAATGACTAATAGTAAGGTATTTGATTTAGCAGTGGATGCCATTAAAAAAGGTGATAAGCCTACTATGGTTAATAAATATGGGACTATAGATATTTTTCCATGTAAAGCACAATATATGGACAATGAAAGTTGCTCTACATGTAGAAAGTGCTTAGAACATAATAGGAAAGAAGTAGTAATATTTAAAGAGGATTAAAAATGATAAAAGAGAATCCTAACCGTAGAGATTGCATTGAACAAATGAAAGTCTTAATAAAAGATGATAAAGAGGATAAATGTATTATAAAAAAATGTATTGCAGATTTTAAAGATAAGGGGGTACATGAAAGCACTTTTTATGATTGGTTACCAATAGCAAAAAAAGAACTTACTGAGGATGCAGATTGGATTGATAAGCAGAGTATTATTAATAGTCAGCATTATGAGGATGCACAGTTAAGAAAGCAATTAAAGAAGGATGCTCAAGAGGACTATAAGAATTGTACTGATATAAAGTTGAGAGTAGCTTTAAGAAAAGAATTAAACAGTTACTTGAAAGCATATTAAAGACGAATTTCGTTAACGAATTATTTTTTTAAAGCTAAGTATATAAATATTTAGCTTTTTTATTGACATTCTCTAATCTAATAGGTTAGAATTCTATTAAGTCCATAAAGGACTAAACCAACACAAACAAATCGAGGTATCAGCTATGTCTAATCAATTTTCTGAAGAGTATTACGAAAGACTTAAAGAAGAATTTGCAGATGAAAATATTGATCTAGAAATAGATTCAATATTATTTGATGAAAAATTTAAAGAACATATTCAAGATCTTGAATACTGGTCTTATAATGGTCATCCTTCATTGTCCGATTATGCACGAAATAGATAAGAAAATGAGCAGAATTAAAGAATACCTGGCATTAAAAAATGCTCAAAAAGCAGAACTTGAAAATAAATATTTTGAAGGTGAAATAACCCTTCAAGAATATTCAACAAGAAAGACTGCTTTAGATATGGAAACTGATCATTTAAAACTATGAATGGCAAAATCAAGTATTCCATTATGAATGGAAAATTATTGCGATTCCAGGTAATGAATGGCAAAAGAGTATGGATTGATCCTCCTTCTGATGAATGGTTTGCTTATGAGGCAAATTCTAGTTATCAAAAACGGATTAAAAAAACAAACCTACAAACCAATTTATTTACAAAACCATGAAAAAACTTTCACTTCCACTAACAAATCATCAGTACACCCTACTTGAAAGATTAGCTAAAGCAGAAAATCGTAAATTCAATGATTATTTATATTTAATCATTGCAGAAGGTCTTAGATTTTTTCACGATGAACATAATGTTTATGTAAAAAAACTTGAAACTGAATATACAAAAGAAGAAACAGATCGAATAGCTAAGAATGCAGAATTAGAAAAAACAGAAGGATGGAATGGATTAAATCATGAAGAAAAGAAAGCAAAAGGTTGGGATTATACCCCTAGTGATTATTTAGAAGATGATTTTATTGGAAAGCTTGAAAAAGAAATAAGAAATCTAGTAATAGATGATTCTCCACTAAAAGAAGGTAAAAAATCATGAATGCGAATTATTACAATTTCATAAGCAACCCTTTTCCCTCTTACTCATCAAAGAATACACAGAGTATACTTCAAGAACTACTCAAGCAATCATGAATGAACCAACGCCAATAAGAATACGTCCAAAGTTGTACCAAGAAATGGAAGCTGAAAGGCCAGAAATCTTTACAGACACTACAACTTGGGGCAATTATCTTTTAAGAGTTGGGTTAAACTATCATATGGGGCTTGACCCATGTGGTAGACTGAAAACCGAACGACCAACAGAGAAAGAGACAAAGGGAGAGAAGGTTTTCTATACTAGTAAAGTAGACAATATAATAAATAAGGAAAAAACAAAAAAAGAAAAAAAATGGGTTTTTACGAAAGAACAAATACCTGATTTCCCTTTTAAAAGTTACAAGTCTTTAATCGTTAGATTTTGGGAAGTTAAAAAAGGATTTCATACGGAAGATGCTTTTAAACTTTTAATTGGAGAAAAAGGTTTAGCAGGGATATATCGAAATCATGGCGAGACTGTGGTCAAGGATCAGCTAGAAGAGGGCATAGCGAATAAATGGCAAAGTATTACCTTGAAGAACTACGAAGCCTTTGGAAGACCACAGAAAGCCGATAAGGAACCTGTAACAGGTCATCCTGCTCAAAGACTTTGGAAAGATGGAGGATTCGTAGATTAATAACACCGAGGGATAACCACGAAAGTCTTCTTGTCGTGGACAACCCTTGATTGACCAAAAACAACTAACTAAACAAATGCCAACAACAAAAACAAAAGCAAAAGCAGTAAGCAATTCTCCAATTGCAATTACTCCTCCTGATTTCAGACATATATCAATCAGGTTAAAAGGCACTTCACCTCTTGTTATCAATCGCTTTAGTCAAAAAGCAATGATTGAAATGAAAGCAACTCAAGAAGCAGGCAGTACATCAAGAGCTAAAAAAGTTCGTACAGCAAAAGACTTTGATGCTTTATATGAAGGTGCAAAGCACAAGTCAATTGAAGGATGGGATGGAATCCATGCTGCATCTTTTAGAAATGCTGCAATTAGTGCTTGTCGTGCAGTTGGATTCAAGATGACTCACGCAAAACTAGCTTTCAGAGTGATGGAAGATGGTTGGGACATGGCTGATGGTGCGCCACTTGTAAAAATCCTTGATGGTGAAGCAGAACAATGGATCGCTCCTACTCGTAACGCTACTGGTGTTATTGATTTAAGAAGTAGACCAATGTATAAAAAATGGGGAGCTAGATTGAATATCACATATGACGCAGGGATGTTATCCGATGCCGATATTGTGAATTTAATTTCTAGAGTTGGAAAGCAAGTTGGAATTGGAGAGGGAAGACCTGATTCAAAACAATCTGCTGGACTAGGTTTCGGATTATTTGACATCGACTAATAGGCATCGCAGGCAAGGAGAGGTGCGCAATGATACGCAAAGGACTTAAATGGCACGGTTAGGCAGGCACGGAATGGCGGATGCAGATTGGCGGCGAGCGTCTGGGTCGGGCAGGGATTGAGGTGGCAGGAGCGGATAGGAAGGCACGGACTGTACGGGAGAGGTGAGCGTGGCAAGTGAAGGCAATAGGTATGGAGGGTAGCGGCACGGAGGGGATTATGAAGGCACGGCAGGAAGGGAGGGGTTCGGCCCGCATCGGTACGATGTGGCGAGGTACGTCAACGCAGGCGAGGTGCGTCAAGGTAGCGAGGCGAAAGGCAATGCAGGGAGAGTTGAGGTCAGGCAGGCACGGAGAGAACGGGCGGGTTATGGTCGGGTTTGGAAAGTCCCGTATTGGATCGATCAGGTAAGGCAGGCGAGGAGCGTTTAGGTGAGGTCGGGTGCGGATTGCAACGGCAAGATGCGGCAGGCTAGGTGCGGAGTGTCGGGGATCGTTAAGGCCCGACTCGGTAAGTAGAGGCAGGCACGGCAGGTACGGAGAGGGAGGTGGGCGTGGTAAGACTTGGACAGGACAGGCACGGAAATGCAGGCACGGTTTAATTTCAATTATTCACTTACTATTTTTCTTATGGCTAAAAAAAATTACGTCTACAAAAAAACAGCATTTGTTAGACGAGGAGTTAAAGCTCAAACCGCAGGTGAAGAGCTAGAAAGAATCAGCAAAGAGCATGGTGAAGTTACACCTCCTCTTGTTGTTGATGAAGCAAGACCTGATGAATCTCCTATTCATGAAGTATTTGAATGGGATGATTATGTGGCAGCAGAACATCATCGTGAACATCAAGCACGACAGCTAATTCGTTCTATCGAAGTTGTTAAGCCAGAAGGCAATACGGAACCTGTCTTCATTCACATTCATTCTGAACAGGCTTATTTACCAACTAAAACTGTTGTGAATGATGTTGATTTTTTTGCAGAAGCAAAAAGGTCAGCAGAGAAAAGGTTAGAAGAAGCATCTGCATCTTTAAACCAATTAAAATCAATAGCAAAAAGAGGACAAAAACAAAAAGTCCAAACTGCTATTAATTTTCTTTCTAAAGCTCAAGATCAACTCGTTGAATAAAAACAATGGAACCGTTATTTAACAATCTTCGCTCTATTACTCTTAGGCTAAAAAAAGGATTACATACACCTAATCCTGCTAATCCTAAAGTTCCTATGTGGACTCTTGAGGATCTTGACGAGATTGCTGAAGGTTCTAGACGCAACATTGAGCTAGCCAATAAGCACCTTGATATTTTTCCTAGAGGGTATCAAGGTGTTCGATTTAAAAACTTAGCAAGGGAGAATCCTCCTCCCGAAATCAAAGAATCTGTAGAGGTCGTTGACCCTAAAGATTTCCCAACTAACTAAACCAATGAATCCTTTTGCAAAGTGGATACACGTTCAAGCTTTAAAACGTAAAGATCCTTGGTCTTCTGTTTGGCTTGATCCTTTACCGATCTATAGAAAAGAACCTGATCATAAATATATATGGGAACCTACAAACGAGGCTCTCCTATATTCAACAACTCAGGTATGTAATAACAAAACACCAGAAGCTTTAGCCAATATTGAACGCTATCGTTATGGGCCTGATGGATGGGAGGCAAGAGGTAAAGCTGTTCATTATGGATTAGAGCAAAAAATGCTAGGTGATCCTAATCCTGATTTTGGAATATATAGTGAATGGATTGAACCATTGCTAAGTAATCCTTTTTGGAAGAACTTTGAACCTTGGTGTGTTGAATATATGCTCTGTAATCTTAAGAAGTCTGTTGGAGGTCAATTAGATCTTTTGGGTTATGACCATGAATCAAAAAGATTAATGTTGATTGACCTTAAATCTCAAAGCAAATCAGGCAGAACATACTCTACTCACGCACAACTTGGGAGCTATGTAGAGGCACTACGAATACATCATGGATTAGAAGTTGATGTATGTAAGACAGTTTGGGCTAAACCTAAAAAGACAACAATTGGTGATGATCAACCTGTTGATGAATGCCTAGATGCTTGGCATAAAGCATGGAAAATATTTGAAGAAAAACAAGAGATTCCTTTCTAATGAATGGCAAATATATAGTTTCAAAAATTAAGAATCATGAATGCAAAGAATGGTTTTTACATAAACACTATGCAAAACGAATCCCTTCTATTTCTTATGCTTTTGGCTTATATGAAAACAATTTACTTCTTGGTGTTTGTTCTTACGGTAGACCAGTTGCTCATACATTAATCAAACACGCTTTTAACGGTCATTATCAAGATAATTTTCTTGAATTAAACAGATTAGTAGTTAATAATAATCTTCCAAAAAATTCATTAAGTTTCTTTGTTTCAAAAACATTAAAACAACTTCCTTCACCAGTTGTAGTAGTTAGTTACGCTGATACATCATTAAATCATCATGGATATATATATCAAGCTTGTAATTTTATATATACAGGATTATCTGCAAAACGTACTGATTACAAAATTAAAGGAATGGAACATTTACATAGTGCATCTGTAATGGATCATGCTGGTAGAGGATTAGAAAAAGGCAAAATTAATAAACTTAAAATAATTTATGGTGACAATTTATATCTAGAGGATAGGCCAAGGAAACATAGATATTTTTATCTGATTGGTACAAAAAAAGATAAAAAAGAAATGTTGAAAAATCTAGCTTATAAGGTTGAAGCTTATCCTAAAGGTGATAACAAGAGGTATGACGCTTCTTATGAAGCAAGTCCTCAAGGCGTTCTCTTTATTTAATGAATGAAATTTTTATTCCTGTAATAGGAATCCCTGCTCCTCAAGGTAGTAAAAGACACGTTGGGAATGGGATCATGATTGAAAATAGTAAACGTGTAAAACCTTGGAGACAAGATGTAAAAGAAGCAGCATTAAATCATTACGATGGAGAAATTATTGATCAAGCTGTAGAAGTAGAAATTATATTTTCATTTGCTAGACCTAAAAGCCATTACGGAACAGGAAAGAATGCTAAGAAGTTGAAACCTTCTGCTCCTGTATTTGTAACAAGTAAAGGAAAGGGTGATATTGAAAAATTGGAAAGAGCTACATATGACGCACTATCTCAAAGTAGTGGAGGGAGTGTTTTGAAAGATGATTCTTTGGTTGTGCAAAATAAAAACATGAAAAGGTACTGCGTAGATGGAGAACACCAAGGAGCAAAAATAATAATAAGGACACTACATTGACCTTTCTAATCTAATAGGTTAGACTTTTAAAGTACAAACGCACGAACAATGCCAAACCAATCAAAACCTAAAGAAGGATCTATTCCTGATTTATCTGGCCTTATTTCAAAAGAAGATCTTCACAGAAAAGGATCTTTTGCCATATATATGAATTGGGCAAGAACAACTCAGTATTTAAGAGAACATGCCCCAGGTTGGGAGTTTCATCTTGAATGTAAATTAGACACAGAAGAATATGTATGGGCTGCTCCTGATGGGAGTGGTTATTTGATGTGTTTTTTCCAGAATGGAGAAAAGAAAACACCTTTGTTTCCTTTTCCGATCATGGATAACAGGAACAATCCTTTACCACTAGAAAAAATTAGTTCAAGAGATCTAACTGACTCTCATCGAAGAGCCTTATGTGCTTGTGCTGCTTTTGTATTCGGATTAGCTTATGAATTGTGGGCAAAGGTCGAAATAGACGAGGCGGCGAAGGTCGATGCTACTCCTATTAAGAAAGAGATTGCTCGTTCTCCTCAAAGAGGTGCTAACGCTAGACAAGCAAAACCTTCTCCTGTTGCACATGAAATGGTAACTGGCAAAGTTGCAGAAACTCCGAAAGTATCATTCACAGCAGCCCAAACCAAAAAAGTTCAAGACTTTATGAATGGACATCCAGAAGGATGGGAAACTCTCGTTGAAACTTTTAATGCTGAGTTCAATAAAACTGGAGGGAAAATAGCTACGAGTGTTACGACTCAAGAGCAAATTACCTTTGTTCTAGACAGAATAACGGCAGTTGAAAATCTTAGTCGTTAATGACACCTGAAGCTGTCGATCACGCTGCAAAAGCTGTTCTTACACAACTTTCAAACAGACGTAAATGTAATGTCGAGTCTCTAAAAAACGACATCAAAACAAGTAAACTAATTAACCATTTCAATTACTATGGCTGACTTTTCTAACTTCGTTCCTGCTTTCCCTTTCCCTATTAAATGGTCTGTAGGTGACAACACTTTTGACGATGCAGATAAATTCCCTAAAACAATGGGTCTTGCAATTGCTGTTGAATCAATTCCTGGCCTTATTGACTTATTAATGGCATTAAAAGCTGATACTTCTAAGCACAAGCAAGGTAAAGTTTGGAGCAAAGAAAATGGAGAGGAGAAAAAACCTGTTGTTTATTTGAACGGCAAAGGTAGAGATTCAAACGATGGATATGGTTGCTTTGGCAATATCAATCCTAGAAAAATCGAAAGGAATACTCAACCTGATTTCTAAACCAATACAGGGTCATTTATATGGCCCTTCTCTAAACCAATGAAAACCACTAAATCTTATTCTCCTAAAGTTTCAATTGAATTTGAACAAGTAGAGAATTTAATTAGAGTTTGTAATCACGCTATCAACCATAGCGTTCAAACAGAAACCTTCCTTAAGCACAATCCTCATGTTCATGTAAGAGAGCTTCGTCAAGCACTAGCAACAGTTGTTTCTGAACTAGCTAACAACAAACGATGGGTTTGTCCTTATGCAAGGGTTCAAGACATAACAGAAGAACTTGATGAATTAAATCAAGAAGACAAAGATCGCTATGAACCTAATCAAGAGTTTTCTTTTGTACATGACATCATTGATGAATATGTAGATGAAGCTGATAAACGATTTGATTACGAACCTAGTGATGAAGAAATCTCTGATTCTTACGGTTACACAGCTAAAGAAATATCAGATCGAGCTTGGCAACAAAAAATGGAGGCAAAAGGATGAATAGTCCAACAACAAAACCAGAGGTCTACAAAGCTTTAAGTCAGTTAACTGCTGTCATTACTGGAGGTAAGTTTGCTAGAGCGACAAAAGATCTTGAAAGCGATCCTTGCCAACGCATTGAGCATTGCCACAAATTAACTTTGACTGAGCAAGCTGAATCTTTTGGTAATCAAATCAAGTCAGCACAGATACAAAGAAAAGTAGACAGTCTTAACTCTCTTCATACCTTGGCACGTTTAGTAGATGAAGTTGAATGGGATTAATCTTGTTTCTAATCTAATATACTAGAAACAATTGAAACACATAATCCATGCCGACACATTTAACCCCTAGAGAAGATGGGAAATACATATTGCAAATTTTATTACCTGCTGCTAAAGGTGATTTTTATGTCAAGTATGTCGAAAATGAACTGGAGCAACAAGTAACTGCTTTTACTAAAAGTCTTGTCTTTGACTTCGTTAAAGGCATTGCATCTCCAGAACAATATGAAGAGTTAGAACAAAAAGATAAAGATGAATGGCAAGCTGGAATACAAAGACGATTAGATAGCAGAAAGCAAACTCACAACGACAAACAATCATGACCTACTTCACATCTGTTACAGCAAGCGAACCTAAACCGATGCCTAAACTTCACTTGTTTTGGGTTTGTGAACCTAAAAGACAAGGAATGAAAATCAGAGCATGGGGTACAACAAAAGAAGAGGCTTTTAACAAACTAAAAGCAACTTATCCAACAGCTTCTATCCTTTGGAAAAAAGAACTGTAAAATGAAACTCCTTGATTGGCTTGGCTCTTCCTTTGTATATAGAAGTCCTAAACCATATCAAGGTTTTGCAAGATTCCTTGAAACTCGTACAGCAAGAGAATTAAGATTACTAGCTGGGACAACAACCCATTACAGCAAGAAAAAACTCGTACAAATTTACTTACAAAAAAACAATGCCAGCAACACCGAGGTTCAAAATTAATGATCGTGTTAATAAAAAAAGAAACACAGGAGTTTTTTTAGCGATAGACTCTACTGCTGGAACAGTTGTAGAAATGAAGGAAAAATTTAATAGCAGAAAACGTCCAAGTTATTACTACAACGTGAAATGGCCTGATGGCAGGAGTTCAGAACACGCACAACACATACTCGTCCCAGCTCCATAATGGTCAACAAAATTCAAGCAGACTGCCCTAAGTGTGCCAACGCTAGGACAAGAGTTGTATTGACTAAACGCACATCCGACAAAGTTACAATCAGGCGTAGGTGGTGTCCTCTTTGTGAGCATCGTTGGTACTCAATCCAACAACCTGAAGTTCCTGTTTCAGATCAAGAAATAAGGTGGATAGGATCTGGACGAAACGCTAAATTTGAACAGTCTGCATAGACAACAAAACCTCTTGCACTGGGGATCTTATGCAAGAGGTCTTGTCTTCTCGAAGTGGAGCATCATCAGGACTCCAAACTCATTCTAGCTTTAATATTTTTTTAAGCAAATTCTTGCTTTCTTCAGGCTGTTTATCCATATTTCTAACAACTAATGTTTGCAATTCTGCAATCCTCGTAAGACATCCAGAAATAAAAATACTTTGTTGATGATTTTGTCTTGCGACATCTTCTGCATATCTTTTGACTCGTTCAATATCATCAGAAACTTTGATAGATCTTATTTCTTTTTCTAGATGCAACTCTTCTTCAAGGCTTGGAGGTTGAGCTAGTTCTAAGACAAACGAAAAATCAAGAGGTACGTCTGCTTCTTTCATTGTTTTTATTTATATGTAGCAATAATTCTTGCCATTTTCCATGCCTAGCTTGTTGCTCTCTTAGTTCTTTGCAATGAGGGCAGTCACACAATTCCATCAAAGCTATCAAGATCTGTTCCTTTAGCGGCTAATCCAGTATATAAACCATGTTGTGGATGATCATATCGATGCCTCCCATCAAGAATGTACCAGCGTTCCATGTTTAACATTCTTTGACGGTCTTCTTCTAACCATTCAGTCTTATACATGCTCATTGAAGTTTTAGCGTTCGATTAGGCCATAGCCTAGCTTCAATGAAGTCAATGTCTTCAAGACTTAGACTGTTGTTGTTTTGTTCGGTAGCAGATGTTAATACCCAAAGCGTAAAGCGTTTGCCTTGGTTACTGCTAAAAAATAGTTGTTTCACTGTCCACGCCAATTTCTCGGTTTGTTGGCTTCAATTCTTGCTAGGTCTTTTTCAATAGCATTTAGGCGGTGAAAAATTTCTCTAATATCACCTTGCCGTTTGCTTGACCTGTTAGACAAGACCATCAGCAACGCTGACACCATAGCACCAAGAAGAGCAGCATAGATTTCAGGCATTTACATTAGGCCAAGTTCCTTGCTGTATCTTAATCCATGCCTTTTGAGCAGCTATTAGATCAGGCTTGGATGTATCTGGATCGTTAATCAAGCTCCATAATTCAATTCTTTTATTTATAGATTCAACAGTTATGCCATGAGACTCGGCTATTACTTCCTTTTGTGCCTGAGAAAGGAATTTCATTACTTTTTAACCATTTATGACTAATGTAGTTATGTTTTCTAGTTTTTCCGCATGGCCGAAACAAAAGCAGACGAACCAAAAAAGAAGAATCCTCTGCAAAAACTAAAGGAGGGCTTAGATGATAAGGAAGAACAACTGCAAGTCTTGTCTACATTTGTGCGTTTAGGAGTTGTTGTTTGGAGTGGATTTATTTTGACTTTAAATTACGTTACGATCCCAGGATTAGGTGAGCAAGAACGCATAGATCCAACTTTTATCGCTTCGGTCTTTACGGGAGCACTTGCCAGTTTTGGTTTAGAGACAGCAAAAAAAAGAGGTGATGGAACGTATAAAGCTGATGAAGAAAAGAAAAAGGCAGAAGCAGCAGGAGGTTTTTCTAATGGTGTTCCTTATACCATTGTAAGAATTGAGACTCCAGTAAAATTAGTACCAGACAAGCCAAAAGTTGATGAACTTACTGGCAAAAAAATTGATCCTGAAACAGGCAAGCTTACATGAAACGCTTCATTCCCCTTTTGCTTTTATTAGCAGCCCCAGCTCAAGCTGATATAGCAATCAAGCATACTCAATCAGCAAGCTTAAAAGTTGATGGAGCAGCAGTACAGGCCATTAGAGTTCCATCTACTTACGCAGTGTCAGGCTCAAACATGAAAGTAACTACGGGAGAACACTTTGGAAAACTGACCGCACCAACAGCAACAGCAGCAGCAATCCTTGATGTAGGTGTCATGGAAGTAAACACTGTAGGCAGTGCATTTTCGTACGAAGAAAGTTACATTCAAGGTGATGCGATTCCTGCAATAGGAAGTGGTGTAGATGTCTCCGCAGGAGTTGTACCAGATATGCCAGCTTTCGGTAATACAGTTGTTACTTCTGGAGGTGTAGCTGGAAATCTTGCTGGAACGGTCACAAGTGCTGGTGTTGTTACGATTACTGCTGGAGGAGCAGGTACTACAGCTACAGGTCAATCAAGTTCAGAAATAAATGTTAAGTAGTGAATAAAATATATAAGTTATTGCTGCTTATATCCTTTACAGGGACTAGCGTTTCTGCTGTTCCCGTTGTCCCTACATTTTCTACGGGAACTCTAAACAGCAGACAAGAAACTAAGACTGTAGTAACTGAAACTATAACTTCGGTAGATCATAGATCAGGCTATGAATATGTTGTTTCTGGTCATAACATCGAACCACTAAATACAAATACTATTTCACCTAAAGCTGTACTAAGTACACCTCAAACAATTGATAACATTACATTCACATGGACATCAGTAGATGTAACACCAGCAAACAAACCCGACTGGGGAATAAAAACGGCTGGCAACGCCTTTTCCTTTACAGAAAGTCTAGCCCAACCTGGACTCCAAAATGTAACAACAATAAACCGAACCACAACAACAGACTCTATTGTGGAATCGGTATCTGTCTTTACTCAATAACATTTAGTCAACCAATATTTGCAAACTCAACGACTATAGCTTCTCCATCTGCAACATCCCAAGGCAGTGTTATCAACCAAGGTATTCAGGTGCAAAGTGGTAGCTTTATGTTTCAAGAAGTAGGTGATGGAATCCGTTGCAGTGGAACGACTCTTACCATTAATCCTTTTATCTCAAAAGTCAATACTTGGAAAGATCCGTTTGAACCAACGTACCTTGAAAATGTGTATGACGACAGCACAGATGCAGATGGAAACTTAACTAATCCTGGTGGAGTTTTATATACAAAGCCAATCAGAACTGGTCAAGCTAGGAATAATCTTTCATTTAACTATGGCATAACTGCAACCGTAGCAGTACCACTAGATCGCCGCATGACCAATAACTGCGTAGCCGCAATGAATACCCGTATTAAATATTTAGAACAAGCATATAAAGCCAAAAAACTAGATTACTCTCTTGGACGTTTGAAGGTATGTGCAGAGCAGTTGAAATTAGGTGTTGTATATGCAAAAGATAGCCCTAGCTACGTTGTTTGTGAAGATGTCCGTTTAGTAAATCCTCCTAATACATTGCCAGATCACACTCATAGTATTGAAGTTACTTCCGAGACAACCTCTGTTCCTTTTTCCTTTCAGAGAGGGACTTTACAGGAGGTTTCTTCCCCCGAATAGCTAACAGCTTCTTAGTAATCTTCTTAGAAAAACTTTTAACTTGCCCTTTAAGTTGCTTCTGGAAGAACTTAGCTATCGGTTGACCAATAACAGTTACACCAACAACTGACGTAATAGCAATAGCAGATGTATTTACAAGGACTGTAGGTTGTGGAGCGTAATTACCTGCAATCTCTAGTGGGTTCAAACCTTCCCACACCGTTTCACATTTACCTGTAAGCACATCTCTTTTCCAACCTTTAATTCTTGCAAGGCCGCCTTTACCTAACGAACCAACAGGAGTTTTAGCAAGTGTGTCTAATGGTGGGCAAGGCAAAATATCTGCAATAAACTCTCCATCAACATCTGGAATTTTAAAATCTTGTTGCCCTACATTGGTATCTCCCTGCTTGTCATCTTTGCCATTCTCTTCTTTCACTTTCTTTCTCTGGTTCCCTTTTAACTTTGGAATAGGTGGAACTAATTCTGGCTCGTCTGCTTTTACAGGCCCAACAGCAGATAACCCGTCCCAATCAACAGCCATGCTTTCAAGTGTTGGCACGTTTCCATCGCATACATAGAAATTTCCAGCAGGATCTGAAGTAACTAAATTCTTATTTTTTAACGTCCTAGCCCTTACACAGCCAGGCATTTGAATAACTGGAAAACCTATGTTGTTAGGCAATACAGCTTTAGGTGTAGGAATTATTGTTGTATCTATCGAAGCTTCAGGTATCTCCCTAACAGAAATATCTTCTATTTCCATTTAGCAGTCGTTCCATTGACCAGCAAGATCACTCGCAACATTTCCTACTTGTTTTCTAGCTTGACCAAAAAATATTCCTGCTAATACTGGCCCTACGATTGGAACGCTTGCTATGGCAGGACTTACAGAAACCGATCCAGCATCTGCAATCATCATTCCGTTGCTCCTACCTTGAGCTTGTTTCTCAATACATTCAATCTGTTTTGCCGTTAATTTTCCGTCTGAGCCTTGCGGATATGTAATAAACTGAGCAACAGATTCTTTATGTGTATGTCTAGTCTTTACACCACCATTAAAGGTTGGAGCTTCACTAGATTCATACTGAAGCATTGTTTTTGGATCGTGTTGACGGCTGGCAAAGCTCCATTCTTCTGCCCCATCAGCTTTCGTTTCGCTCCTGATCTGAAGGCTGCTGTAAGGAGTAGAGCTTAATTTGCTTATATCAGGTATGCCGCCGTCTTTTTTAGCCAGCATGTTTAAGCTCATAAAATTGCTTGCTATCAAACCTGACGCAAGCAAAACGGTTGACAATCCATGAAATGATTTTATTTGAATCATTTAAAAGGAAGCACAGAGCCAGTTGATGATGGAACGCTTGGTATTGATGGCATTGCTCCTTTAACAAGAGAAGGCAATTGCTTTTGCACTTCACTCATTATGGATTCTGTAATTTTGCCACGCTGAAAGTAAGCCAACGTACCAACAGATACAGCCAAAACAAGTGAGGCTGTATTTATGTAAGTGAGAATCTTAAGCATCGGCAACGCCAGCTTCTTTATCTATATCATTCAAAACAATTGCATTGATTTCTTGAATCCTTTTGTTTAAAGGGTCAACGCTGGCTTGGGTTGTAGCTGGTAATTCTCCTAATAGTTCTTTAACTTGTTGATTGTAATTAGCAACAATTTCCTCAACTTGTTTTACTAAACCTGCTTTTTCTTGTGCAAGAGCAATACGATCAGCCATAAAAATAATACATTGCTATCAAATTATATAACAACTGTCTATCCCTGACCTTATCGGCTAACACTAACTATGAATACCTATATCCATATAAAGTTGCCCTACCATAAGCCAAGTTGGTACTGTCTTGAGTATTAAATATTTTTACTCCACTAATAAAATCAGTATTAGTCAACGCTGAACACTCCAAAAATTCATCCCAAGAAACCAAACCACCTCCCATAAAATTACCTCTCATCATCATTTTCCCTACACCTGAGGAAGCATTAGGTCTGTCATGCCACATTATTTCGCAATCCCAAAAATTTCTATCTTCATTTTTTATAAATTGCCACTCAGCATCAGTTCCACTATCGTTAGTTGCTGAAGTTCCATAATGAGTTCTCCAGCTATAAGTCCCATTAGTTGATAGTAAATTACCGCTTCCGTTATATATTTGAAGACCTAATTTCTTAGATCCATTTCCAACAAACTGTAATTGAGAAATTATTAATTGGTATCTCATATATGTTCCAGTTGTAAGGCCAGTAAATGAAAAATTATTTGATCCGTAATTAGCACCTAACTCAATAGACCCAAGAATTTCGATTGGTGAAGAAACAGCAGGTGCTTGATCATTAACAATAAGCTTTGTAGCCGATACAGCCGTACCAGCAAATACTTTTGGTGTTGCAGCAGTTAACCCTAATGTTCCATTATTCTGAACAAAATATTTTTGACCTGCCGTTAATGAAGATTGATTAGAGTTTGTACCGCCTGAAATATCTATAGTTGCTGTAGCATTGTCAGAAACAGAGGCAGAAGCTATTCCTATATAATTCTCTGTAGTTATGTTTGTTGCAGAAGTAGCAATTTGAGTAACTGATGCATGTGGCCCTTGAGGGCTAGTATCTCTACCGATTGTTACTGCTTGTCCATCATTAGCTACAGTTAGTGACGTTTCTTGACCGCCATAGAGAGCCATTGGGCCTAGGGATGTTGCAGTAAACGAGATAGTCGTTCCACTGATTGCTCCAGAGGCAAGACGTGCTCCTCCTCTAAATGATTGAACAACAATTCGACTACTTACAGGATCAAAACCAATATTTAAATTTGTAGGACTGCCTGTATCCCATGCTGAACTTTGGTTGCCCCAAGAAATTGTATTGGTACTTCCTCCTGTTATCGTGCCAACTTTTGCATAAGCTGAACCCCCTGCTGTATAAACAGCAACAACCTTATTATTAGTTGAGTCATAGCCCATGTCGCTATTGCTAACACCGTAACCACCACCCATTGCAGTTTGTGCTGAGCCAAACGATATGTTTGTTCCACTAACTGTTCCAACGTAAGTATCAAGTTGTCCATTACTTTGTTTTTCAACAAAAGCTATAACTCTTTGCGTGGCAGTGTCATATTGAAGAGCAATCGTTTCAGCACTTACGCTTGTAACCTCAACTGCTGTACCCCAAGAAGTAGAGTTACCACTTACAGTTCCAACTCTGGCTTCTGTTCCAACTGCTTTTTTGTAAAAAGCTATAACTTTATTATTTGTACTGTCAAATACTAATGCTTGTCCTTTGTAAGTTCCAGAACTTCCGCTATAAACTTCTACACGACTTTGTGCGAGTAAAGTGTTACCACTAAAATTAATTACTTTTGCATATATTTTATTAGAGGTTACATAATATAATGCAACTCCTTTACTAGCATTTGTGTCATAGGCAAAGCCCATTGTTCCATGTAACTCATCACTATCTATGTCGTTATAACCTGAGAAAGTAAATGCACCTGAAGCACTAACTTCACCAATGTGCATTGAGCAGTCTGTAGCACCTTTTTCATAAGTAGTTATGATTTTATTGGTACTAGGAATAAAGAATGAAGCACTTCTAAGTATGTCTTGTCCTCCTGCATTTAATGCAGTTTTTGAACTACTAACAGTAGGAGGAGAGTTTACAGTTACATCTAAACCTGCTTTTTTTACATCACCATCTGGTTTGATAATGACAGTATCACCAGCAGTAATAGCTCCATCTGCTGTTGCCGTAATTGTTCCACCAGAAGCAGGAAGGTTGGTTAGGTTTGCACCAGATCCGCTAAATGATGTAGCCGTTACCGTTCCAGCAAACGTGGCGTTTTGTGAGCTATTAATGGTTAGGGCTGAAGCTTGAGTACCTGATCCAGTCCTTTGTGTTAAATGAATTTCTGGTGTCTGACCACTAGCTGTACTTTTAAAAGCTATTGATGCAGATTGTTGTGTACCAGCAGCATTTTTCACCCTTGACGTATAAGCATTAAAACAACCATCTGTTGTACTGCCATTATCAATAGCAATACCAGACTGTGAAGCAAGGTAATTATGTCCCGTAAGACTTGTATTACTACTGTCTGTTTTTGAAACTAATTTTGCCCAAATATCTGTTGTTCCAATACCAACATTTCCCGAACTATCAATCCGCATCCGTTCTTCAGGGCCACCAATTTGCGTAGTAGTACGGAAGATTAAATCAGAATCACCACCAGCAACACCAAGAGAAGCAATTTCTGATCTGGAGTAACCAGTACCAGAGGCTGAATGTAAAGACCTTAAAACTAGCTTTGCTTCACCTGTTGTAGTAGATGGCTCTCCAGCACTAATTTCAATAGCCGCAGATGCACCAGTAGAGGCTACCTCTAATAACTCTGTAGGACTTGTAGTCCCTATGCCACAGCGATTATTCGTAGCGTCAACGTGAAGTGTATTTGTATCGACTGTTAAACCATCAGCAACTAAGGTTCCCGTTACCGTTGCTCCTGTTGAGGTTGCCTGAAATCGCTCTGTATTACCAGCAAATATTCTTAATGTATCGACGCTGTGGTCATAAACTAGCCGTCCAGCTTTGTTGTTATTACTATCTCCAAAACATATTTGTTGATTTCTAGTGTTTGCTGATGGACTTAAAAAGTTAATACCAATATCTTCATCACCGCCCTCTATCACTAACTCATTATATCCAGCCGAAGAACTTGTTCCAGATGAACCTGTTGCAATCGCTAAACCAGTAAGCGTTCCAACAGAAGTGATTGCAGATTGAGCAGCACCCGTAACCGTTGCAGCCGTTCCTGTTGTGTTTTGGTTAAGCGTTGGGACTCTTGCCGCCGCAATCGTTCCAGATGCAATATTTGAAGCGTTTAATGCAGTTAAGTTTGCACCACTAGCAGCAGGTAATGTTGCAGGGAAACGAGCATCAGGAACAGTACCAGAAGTTAAATTACTTGCAGAAAGAGCAGTTAAATCTACAGTTTGCCAAGAACAAGTACCGTCACCGTCTTCTCTTAAAAACTTAGTACCGCCTGATTCCCCTGTTGAAAGTATTGCTGTTCCTTCTGGAGTTGCAGAAATTGTCTGCCAAGTATTGTCTCCTCTTAGGAATTTGGTGCTTACAGAACTTCCTGATCCAAGTCTTGCAACATTTACCGTTCCACTACTTAAGTTTGAAGCATTTAACGCTGTTAAATTAGATCCATTAGCAGCAGGAAGTGTAGAAGGAAAACGAGCATCAGGGAGAGTTCCAGCATTTAAGTTTGATGCTGATCCAGCAGTAAAACCTCCAGATGTCCCAGAACAATTACCAGTTACATTTCCAGTTAAGTTTCCTGAAAAACTTGTGCTGGTAAGTAATCCAGTTGAAGGGTTATAAGTTAACCCTGTATCTGTTTCAGCTCCTTGTGATCCTGTTGCTCCATCAGCAAATAATGGATAAACAGTCTCATCAGTCGAATTGTTAGCTGTAACTGTGACTGAAGTTGCTACGGCTGCTGTTCCACTTGTATCTTGCGTTCCAGAAGCATTAACACCAGGAAGATTTATAGATGCTGTTCCGTCAAAACTAACTCCACCAATATTTCTTGCTGTTGCTAAAGCTGTTGCAGTGGCAGCGTTTCCAGTACACGATCCAGCCGAGCCTGAAGTGTTTCCAGTGACATTACCTGTGACATTACCAGTTACATTTCCAGTTAAATTTGCAACAAAAGCACTTGCACTCTTATCCCATAACCCATCACTGGCATCCCCAGTAAAAGTGACATCTCCTGTAAACGTGCCTCCTGCCAATGGCATTTTGGTTGCGTCAGTTGCACTATCAGCAGCCCAAGTAAGTGTTGTAGGTGTTGACGCATCAGCTTTGAGCACCTGATTTGCTGTAGGTGCAACAGCAGGAAGAGTTAGTGTTATATCTCCAGATTGTGCTTGTGCTTTTAAGCCTGTGTAATTAGTGCCATCTCCATCTGATTCACTTAGCCTTAATTCTTTTCCGTTATCAATGATTAGGTGATCTGTCATTGTGCCACCAGCTTTAGGCAAAGCAGCAGAAGCAGTCGTGTTAGCTGTGTTTGCTAAATCGTAAGCAGATTTTATAGCGTTTGGAGTTCCAGCCGTGGTAGTGCTAGTGCTTGAAGTTGAGTCTGTTAATTGAAGAACACCAACGGCACTTGTACTTCCTGAAGTAATTTTTGAACCTGCAATTGCAGCAGATCCAGAAATATCTGAGTTAACAATTACGCCTGTTGCAATTGCTGTTAAACCAGCATTATTTATGCTTATGTCTCCTGTAACTGCTACTGCTGTTGGGACGTTTGATCCATTACCAACAATGATTTGAGCAGCAGTGACATTTTGTAATTTGCTAAGTGCAATCGCAGCAGAAGCATTTATGTCAACATTTAATATTGTTCCGTTAGCCAGCATTGCACTGGTAACAGTTCCAGTGTCACCAGTAGTAACAACTGTTCCTGTTACATCTGGAAAAGTAATTGTCTTATCACTTCCTTGTGGATCGGCAACAGCAAGAGTTAATTCATAAGCATCAACAGTGCTTCCTTCAAAAGCAAGACTTCCAGTATTCCCTATCAATAATTGACCACTTACAGTTCCACCAGCAAAGCCCATCTTTTCTGTCTCAAGCTCTTGCATTGCGTCTTGGACGTTTGTGCTAGATAGCTGTCCATAAGGTGTAAAGGTGATATTTGAAGCAACTTGTCCAGCTACGGTCTGCGATAAATCAATCTCATTCCATGAGGAACCACTACTATTTGTAACTCCAAGTATGTAGTCAGGAGGAGAGAATGAAACAACTGGAGCTGGAGCTGAAGGCGTTCCAGCAGTATCGACTACGACATATAAACCATCTGTTGTAGCTGAAGGTGTAGGTAAATTACTTCCAACTGCTAAACCAGCCGCTAATCCTGCGGTGGTACACGCCGTCATTTTCGAAGTGTTTGCGTTGAAATTTCCACCAAAGACCAAGGAGCCTTTCGTTAATGTGGTTATTGCTTGCCAAGCGTTTCCATCCCAAATAAACGCATCTTCAGAAACCGTATCGAATAATATTTGACCATTAAATTGTGCTGTTGGATAACCACTTTGAGCAATTGATTGGAATACTGCTGTTGATGAATTACTTAATTTTGTACCATCAATAGAATCCGTTCCAATCCTTGCAGCATCTATGCTTCCACTTGTTATTTTACTAGCAGCAAGATCAGGAATTAACCCTGCTGTTAATGCTGCACCTGCTGTAATTACACCTTTATTATTAACAGTAACCGATTGATAAGTTCCAGCACTTACTCCACTTGTTGAAGTCGTAAGATTTCCCGATCCATCAACCGTTAAACCGCCTCCAGATGTAATTTGTACTGCACCTTTAGCACTTGTAGTTGCGACAGGAAGATCACCAGCTACTAAGGCGGTAGCAGCCGTAATCATTCCCTGATTGTTAAAAGTTATTCCGCTAACTGTTGCTCCAGTAACACTATTTGTAAGAGATAATGCACCTGCTCCACTAACAGTTAATCCAGTGCTAACAGAAACGCCACCAACAGCACTAGAGGTAGCAACAGGTAGATCAGCAGCAGCAAGAGCTACCGTTCCAGTGATCAAGCCTTGGGCGTTATATGTAAATCCAGATCGTGTAGCAGCAGTAATAACATTATTAATTCCAAGATTTCCACTAGCTACATTTAATGAACGATCAAGGTTAGAAGTATTTAATTTTGCTGGTGTAATAGTTGCATCTCTAATTTTTGTTGCACCGTCTAAACCTGTACTTGAATTTGTAGATGTTTCAACTTTATCGTTTGTAATTGCTCCATTCTGAACAGCTCCAGTATCTACAGCGTTGTTTGCAAGCTCAGAATCTGTTACAGAATTTGTTCCTAATTGAGTTGAAGTTATACTTCCTGAAACTAATTTAGTAGCCGCAATACTTCCTGCTAATTGTGCATTAGTAATTGTCCCAACTAATGCTGTCGTTAGATAACCTGTAGCATCTTGCAAATCAAATGCAGGTGTAGCGTCAGCCGTACCAAGGGTTACAGCTACTCCGCCAAAAGAAACACTAGAGGAAGCAAGTTTAGAAACTGCTATAGATCCTGCAAGTTGAGCATTTGTAATTGTTCCTGATAAAGAAGATGTAGGATAATTAGTTGCGTCTGTTAAATCAAAAGCAGGGGTGGCATCTGAAGCTCCTAATGCAATACTTACACCACCTAATGTTACTGAAGAATTTGCTAACTTAGCATTTGCAATACTACCTGTTAACTGTGCATTAGTTATCGTGCCAACTAAAGAAGAAGTCGGATACCCAGTAGCGTCAGTTAAATTAAACGCAGGTGTAGCATCTGTTCCACCAAGAGCAATTGTAATTCCACCAAGAGAAATAGTTGAACCAACTAATTTTGATACATCAATTGATCCTGCTAGCTGAGCATTAGTTATTGTTCCTACAAGTTCTGTAGTTTTATAACCAGTTGCATCTGTAAGGTTAAATGCTGGTGTTGTGTCTGTCCCACCAAGACTTACTGAAATTCCTCCAAGAGATACAGAAGAATTAGCAAGTTTACTATTAGCTATTGATCCTGCTAACTGAGCATTGCTTATCGTTCCACTTAGATTTGCTGTTGTATATCCAGTTGCGTCAGCAAGATTAAATGCAGGAGTAGCATCTGTTCCACCTAAAGATATTGATATACCGCCTAACGAAACACTTGAATTAGCTAATTTTGCATTGGTTACTGCTCCATCAACTATTGCTCCAGTTGCAACTTGATCTGTTCCTAATGTCCCAACTTTTGCAGCAGGAATTGACGCTGTATCAATTAAAGCTACACCAGCTTCAATAAGATCTTTAACTGTTACTTTTTTTGTCTCCGACGCACTTAAATCGGCAATTGCAATGGGATCTGTCGCTGCTACACCTGCTTCTGCTAACGCTGGCAGATTACTAATTTCAAGATCAGGCATTTTCCTTAACTAAGAACCAATGAACATATATTACGGCTGATCGAGCAATATGGGACTTTGATCTTCCTGAAGAATCTTATATTCATCTTCCTGTAACAAGTATCCAGGTGTTGCTCCTGTATTTAAAGTAATAACATCGTTCGTTATAAACTCAATTCTTGTCGTTATTTCTTGGCTCGCAGAAACACTAACAGCAACATTTGTTACGACGCACTTAGCTTCGTACCAAACAGTATGCAAAGAAGTATTTGAATCTTTATAAATATAAAAACGTCCTTCGAAATCTGCTCCTTGCTGAAGACGAATAATTAATTGAGCAAGATAAAAAGGAAATTCTGGATCTTGTACCTCAGTATGATCAGCTAAATCTGAACTGTGCTCCCACAAACAATTCAAAGTTCCTTGACCACTTATTAAGCCTGCTTCATATTGCTTTTTAAACTGAGCACCTAAAGGAGTTAAGTCGATTTGATCTCTATTCGTAGTAATTTCAAAATCTTGTACTCTTGCTAAATGTCTAAATCTAGAATTAACAGTTTGAATTGTTACTTCTTTAGCAGCACTAGGAGTAACAAGTGTTAAAGCATCTGATTGTCTTCCTGTTATTGCAGCAGAAAATGTATTAAACAATCTAATTCCACCCATTTTGTCAACATAAACATACCAATTTCCATCTGGATGATTATGACCATTTACAAGTTCTAATGTGCTTTTATCAACTGTCGCAATCTCTACACGATCTCCAGTAATCAACGATCCAGAAGAATGGTCAATTGAAAATCTTTTAGTTGTTGTATTTACATCATGCGGATCTAACTTTGTTTGAATAGGAGATGACAACGTATCTCTACGAATCTCTACCTCACCATTTTGTCCAAAATAAACAGCCACAATTAAGTAGAAATAGTGTCAACACTTGGAGCACCATCAACTTCAAAACTAAAATCAACAGATGAAATTTCTCCTACAGAACTACTCATAGAAACTGATGTGACATAAGCACCAAATTCAATATCTCTTGCATTTGTATCTGAACCTGATACTTCTTCTAATCTAAGTTTTAACGTAACTTTGTCTGATTCTGTTCCACTACTTTTTATAGCTGCTGTTAATAAATCAGTTACGTTAGGAGCACCAGCAGCAGTAGCGGTATAGTAATAAGCTCTTGCACTACCTGAATAACTTCTAACTCCTGGCTTTAATGTTCTGTCTGTATCACCCATTGCTGTGATTTCAAGCACAGACATTGACTGTGAAAAACTCCAGTTCTGTAGTTGAGCAACATTAGTTCCTCCTACATACAGCTTTCCGTCTTTTCCACTGAAATAACGTCCCACAGCCCTAAATCAAAAACATTGCGTTTATTCTACGGTGAATCGAGACAAGCGACAAAAGAACAGCTCACATTGCTCAAACCTTTAAAGGTACTTGTAACAGAAGGAGGGCTAGCGTAACGCCACTTTAAACCTAATCTTGTCTTGCCTGTACCAGCATCATCATGTATTTCTTTTCTTAAAAAATACCCTGATCCAGCTCCTTCTATTCCTGCTGAACCATTGGCATCTGTAAACTTAACGTAACCATAAACAGACATCACATCATCATAATTATCTAAAATCAAACCAACTTGACCATCAGTAATGTTGGCAAAACCTAAAGTTAATGTTGCATTAACCCGTTTGTTCCCATAACGCAAATGTGTCTTTGTACCATCTAAGGATTCAAAATTTGTACTTGGATACGTCCCAGGATTAAAATTTCTAGAACTTGGTTTGATGTCAGGAAATGATTGTGCTGTTGTCATTGATCGTCAGTAATATTGAAATTTGTAATATCTCCATTTAAGCCCCAATATTGCATAACGGAAAGTTGTCCATTGGTTTCAGTAGGAGCATAGCTACCAGCCACTTCAATTAATCCATCCTCACCATAAGAAATACTTTCACATTTATAAACTTTATTTTCTGTTGTTGTATTTTTAACAGTAAATAAAACACCGTTAGGAGCCTGAGAAAGTGTTGATGATTTAACTCCTACAGTCCCAGGCTCCCAATACAAAACATCTTCTGATCCAGCAACATCATCTTTACTCACGATTGTTCCATCTTCTAGCTTTGCACCATTTCTAAATCTACTGGTATGACTAACTTCTGAAACTAATCTAAAATATTCACCAGGACTAAGGAATTGAATATATTGAGGGGCTGTCTTAAAAGTTAAACCATGATCAACTAAACGTCTTGACCTAATAGCAAAGAAAGCAAAATACTCTGCTTGTTGTCTTGAAGTACAAAAACCAGATAAGTCAAAAGTTTCAATAGGATCAGTTGATCCACCAGCAATTTTTTCTTCAATTAAAACAGATTTTGTTTCTGGAAAACCGTTTGGATTTTCGCCACGATAAAGAACAGCAGCTCTAAATGTTTGTCTTTCTTCTGGACTTAAAAATGAAACTTGTAAGTCATTAATATTTCCATCAGTAAATAAACATTTTATCTCAGGTAAAACTGTTTTATCAATTTGATTATTACTATTGACAGGCACAGACGGTTTAAGGCTAAATTTACCTCCAATAATTGTAAAGTCTAATAAACAATAACCAGCGTGTTCAAAAATAAAATCTCTTAAATTTAATTTAGATGAAATTGTGCCGTCCCAGAAAAATCTATTTTTAGAACAATAATCAGCAGCATCAGCCATTGCTGCTCGATCTACAGAACTAGCTCCAACTAATTTTCCTGCTCCTATTTCTGTGCTAGTTAATAACGCATGGGCAATTTCAGGAAATAAATTAGAAGCTCCTGTTCCACTGCTGTTTAACTGTTCTATTTTTATTCCTTTTTTAAAGTAAGCAGAAAATTGACTAAAGTTTGTCCACTCTTTTGAACTGTTAATTCTTATACCAGCAAAAGCTAAATCACCATATTCCGCAGGTTCTTCTTTATTCGTTGCTTGATCTACTGGTGGTTTTAATATTTCATTGACATAAACAATTTCGTGATCTGGTTCATTACGATTACTATTTTCATCTCCTTCATAGACGTTCCAATCAACTAAAGCATCAAAAGGATTAAAGTTTTGTGCTGCTCTTGTTGTTATTTGTCTAGCACTAACTAATAAAGTTACATTGATTGTTCTTGCAGCTCCGTTATGGTCGTTCCAAGGGATAACTACTTGATCTCCATTGTTGTAGCCAGTTCCTAAATTATTAGGATCTAACGACCATGTTGCTTTGTATTCATATACAGCAGGAAACCCCGCATTAAATTGATTTATATTTACTTTTTGAATTGTTAAATCAACTTTTAACCCAGTTCCACTGCCTCCAGTAACAGAAACAGATCCATTGAAATGATCATATCTTGTTGCGTAATCTTGCTTGCATTGCCATGTCTGTTCTATTACATAAAATTTATGATTGTTACTTTCTGGATTGCCATAGGTAGAAGGATTAGCAACAATAAATCTTCTTTCAGGACTTGGCTGCCAGAACCAAACTTGTGACCATGAATCTTTATCGTTAGGGAAAGCACTAAGTACCCAATCACTTCTTACTCCATCGTATAACTGCCATTGATGTGCGGGTAAACCTTTTGCAACTTGTCCAGCAGACCAAGTAGGATTACTAATCTCATTCCATAAAACAATTGCATGAGATCCACCTGTGATAACTCTATTTGTATCCCATTTGCAACTTGTAACTGACCCATTAAAATCTGGGCTTGAGATCCATTGTGTTTGTCCGTTAAGTCTTACACTTGTTACCGTTCCACTTGTGCTAACAGAAGACGCTCCTAATTGCCATTCAGGATTACAAGCTTCATCTTCATCAATCGTATAACCTTCATCACCTGAAAAAGCTATATCAAAATTACCAAAAGAAGTATTGGAATTAAAATGAGAAACTTGTGCATTACCACCTCCATCAGTTGCTAATAAATTAAATCTTTTTCCCCATAACTCTTTTCTTGTTATGTAATTACCAGGAAAAGGTTTAAATCTATACTCATATTGATTACGAGGATGTGAAATAGTTATAGCGTTATATTGAGCTTCTGGAGTGCTACCTTTAACTGCAAACAAACCACTATGATTAGATAATGTATTTTTTAAATCTGTCCAATTAGAATCTCCTATTTCTCTTGCTTGCAACATAAACAATGAAATTCTTTTTGCATAACCATCAACTTGTCCTAATTGTATTTGTGTTCTATCGGTAAATGCTTGTTTTAATGCTTCTTCATCTGGTTGACTATTAACATTTGCAAATCGAATACGTTTAAAAACAGTTGATTTAATTCCTATTTCTGTAACATCACATTTTCTATTATTAGAAACAGTTGCTAATGCAATTCGTTGAGCTGTATAAATATCGTGAGCATAATATAAATCATTTGTTCCTCTAGAATAATTAAGCTCAGTACCACTAATTTTTTGCTGCCAAAATATTGGAGCTAAATCACTTAAACTATATCTTGCATCTTTATCTTGACCAGAACCAGCAGGATCAAACCATTCTGGATTTTGACAATGTTTAGATAAATCTGCTCCATTAACAGGAATATCTACTTCACCAGACTCAATAACTTTAAAAGTATATGCTTTTGTTTTGTTAATAGACCAAGGAACAGGATTGTCATTATTTGATGTGCAAATAACAAGTGCCGTTCCGATTAAATATTGCTCTCCAACTGTTATTAAAGAATCTGTATTTTCCCTTATTGATGTTGTTAAATTATCAACATCTTCAACTCCATGAGGTCTGTAGTTAAAAGCATCTGCGTTACCAGTTCCAGTAACTACTTGATAACCTGGAGTATTTTTATCTGCGTCATAAACTCTTTGTAAAGCATTAGTTTCTCCACTATCCATTCCTACTATTTGATATATAATTTCGTCATCTTTAACAACAGAATAAAGTCCTTTAGATGTTGTATTATTTATCCTTAAAATTCCAGCTCTAGTAGGCCATCTAGCAAATTCAACTTTTTTTCTCTTCCTCATCATATCCTTAATTGATTCTTTAGAAGAACCTCTAGGATCACGAATTAACTCATAAGGTAATCTGCAAATTTGAGCATTAGGAACAGGAGAATAAACACCAAAAGCTGTCTGTGTTGTAGGATTTCTTGTCCCACTAAATGCCTTACTGGTTAATGTTGGAACGTGTGTGCCAGCCTTATTTGGAACACCAACAATAAATGGATCATTTCCATTTGAAAAAACTAATTCAGATTCAGAATATTTATCTGATTCAATAATTCTGTTATCTGTTGAAGCACTTCCGTTTCTAAAATAAAGACCAACTTTATGAGCGTTATAAGTATTTAAAAGCGTATCTCCTACAGCAAAACCTTCATACATTGGATGCTTATGGCTAACATTATTTTCATCAACCCAAGTGGCATCTATCGTTCCATGAGAAAACAAAGCAAGTGCTTTTAATTGTTGATATTTACCAAGACTTACAAATTGCGACCATAAAAGTTGACTGTTAACCCTGATTCCTCCATAAACATATCCTCCTTCTGTTGTTTGATTAGCAAAGATAAGAGGAATAGCATCACCTATATTTGCTAACTCTTGTATTGAATTAAAAGAAGCTTGTGGAGCAAACTTAGTATTACCAATTGCATCAGCAGTTCTTCTGCTACCACCTGATTTTATCTCTTTTGGTTTAGGTGTTAAAAGGTAAGAAACGGTTGCAGCAGCAATTGCAATACCAATTGAAACTATATTTTCAACAATATAAGCAGTGACAATATCAGCTCTAATATCAGGAATTAACTCATATCCTGCTGGCCTTTTTCCGTTATGGGCAGAACTTAAATCTACAAAATACCAATACTCATCTTCACTTAAATTTAAAAGTTTACATAGTTCTACTTCCGTTGGTAATAGCAGCCTTCTACCGTGAGGACGTTTAGGGGCGACCAAATCACCACTTGGCTTTCTAATGTTTTTTGGTAACTCAGCCATCCTTCCTCGTAAAAAGTTGCCATGCCATAACCATCATCTGATTTGCATAAAGCAATTGTCCCTAGTTTAGGGGGTGAATCAACTCCCCACCTATTTAATTCTTCAAAAAAGATACTATAGTCTTTTTTCTTTAATCTTCGATACCAATGACGCTCTCCTTTAGGAACAGTAAAACCATAGTTTGCTAACACCGTACGAACCAAAGACAAACAATCACCAGCCTTATGTCTTTCTGGATCAGCACCTAAACGATAAGGAAGACCAATTAATTGATGTGGCTTCACCTGTTTTGAATTGATCCAGTTATCGGTAAAGCTCCAACAATATCTCTTGTTAATACTTTGTCTGGAGCGTTTGCACCAACAGCATCAATAGCAGAAGACAGAATGATTTCTATTGTTTCTGGATCGTATGACATAGAAGAAGCTAACCATTGCTCTTCTGTTAATTGTTTATTTCTTTCAAACGCTTCTGTCATTAAATAAGTTTCTACTTTTACATGATATTTATTAATTACAATTTGCTGTGCATAATTCATGCTTAACTCATTATTTGCAAGTAATAATGATGAAGTCATATTGTCTCCAGATCTATTTCTTGCAGCTCCTTGATAAATAAAAGAAAGGTATTGAAATCCACTAATTGCAGGAGAGTGTCTTCCGTTTTGAAACTTGTCAGGAATATTTGCTACTGATCCATTTGGATTAGTAATAGTAATAAAATTAGTTAAAGCAACAAGACTCATAATCCTAAAGTAGCTCTACGACTGCGTGAATTTTGAAGACTAGATAATGTTCTAGCTTCTCCAGCTCTAGCACCTTGAGATGTAGCAGTTGCAATGATTTGACCTACAGCAGACTTAGGAACAAATTCTTCAGAATTGAAGTTCAATATAGGGCCAGAGTAATTAACAGTCGTAGATCCTCCTGCACCGCCACCTGCATAAGACGAACCAGTACCAGGAATTACAGCTTCACCTCTAGCACCTGCTGAGTAGCGTTGCATACTTGCAGCCATCTTTGATGCAGGAATTATGTATTCGTCCTCTCCAGCTTCTCCTACAAGTCCTAGAGTTGGTCTTGTAACCATCCCACCTGAACTAAACGGTTTAATTCCATTGGAGACATAACCTCCTTCTGCCATAGGCAACATATTTGTAAATGCTGCTTTTAAATACATACTTGCAATTGATTTAGCAATACCAGCTAATGATTCACCTAATGACTTCGTTCCAGCTATTAATCCTTCAACTGCACTTGTTAAACCACTAGCAATAGTTTCCTTAATATCTTCCCATTTTACTTTTACTTTTTCTGTTTCTTCTCCTGCTTTAATAGCGTCTTTCAATCTTTTCCTTTGTTCATCAGTTATTTTTCCTTCAATATCTAATATTGCTAGTTTTAATTTAGCTTCAATTCTTGCTTCTTCATTAACAGCATTAGCAATCTCTTTTTCAAGTTTTGTCTTGTCATTAAGTTTTTCTTGAGCCTGAATAATCTTTTCAAAAGATTGAAAAACTTCATTATTTTCATCTGGTGAAGGTAAAATTCCTTTTCCTTTTCCTTTAGACGCTGTTGAAAATTGATCAATTGATTTATTATATTTATCTAATGCTTCTACAAGCTTTAATATTGATTCTGTCGGTAAAGCGTTAACATCAATACCTCCAAAGCCACCCACCATTTCTTGTTCGCCAGGAACATCTAGCAACCTTTCAAGTTTGCCAATATTTCCTAATTTTGATATTTCTTCTTTCATTACATCTTTAAGAGCTAAATCAATAGAATTACCAACTCCAAGTCTTTCAGATTCTTGCATTACACCACTTAATTTATTTTTTGCTGTCTCACGACTTACTACTTTATTCAACATCTCAATCATGTCTGCCAACGGCCCTACAATTAATAATTCCATTTGTGTCTTAAGGACACCCCAATCTTTAGCTAATTGTTTACTTTTCTCTCCTAAATCTTTTAAATCTTGAACAGCCATCGGCCCTAAAGCTTTTGTAAGCTCTTTTGTCATCAAAGCAGCAGCTTCAGTACGTTTACCCTGATCTAATAAATTTTTAGCATGTATTCTTGTAGCATCAGACGAAAACAAAGATCTCTCCGTCATCATCTGGAACGTACCACTAACACTTGTTAACGCTTGACCTAATTTGGTAACACTTTGGATTGTTTGAGAAACAAAAGAATCAAAAGCTTGACCTGCTGCACTAAGAAGAATTTGAGCACCAAACCCTCCTTTTGTACCCATTTTTCTTTGCAACATTGCTCCACCAGCTCCACCAGCGATAGCTCCAACACCTCCACCAAATAACATTGGGAAACCAACGCCTAACATTAAATTTTCTCTAAATCTGCTATTTATATCTGCTTTTCTATTTTTTCTTTCTTGTCGTTGACTCATCTCTCTAAACTTCTTAGATCTTGCTCTTGATTTTTCTTCTGCCAATACAGCTTGCAATCTGTCTTCTGCTAATTGAACGTCTTTCTTCGCTATATCAAGAGAAGCTTGTCTCCACATAAATTGTTGTTGGCCTTCTTGATCTGTATAAGAACCTAAGTTCCATCCCATATCTAATTGTCTTTGTCTGTATTTAGCAGAAGTTTTATGAGCTGCTCTTTCTGCTGCTGAAGCGGTACTCTTTCCTTGTGCTTGCAAAAGTAACTTATTAAGTGCAGCTTGTTCTTTTCTTTGAGCTGCCATTGCTATAGCTAGTTTTTCAGCAGCCTCTTCAGCACCTCTTGTCATATGCCAAAAACTTTCCATCTCTTTACGAGCATTCCCAACGTGCATATTTAATTCGCTCAAAGAAGCCCCTACTACAAGGTTCTTCATTTGAGTAACAGCATCAACTACCGCAATCTTGAAATCTTTCAACCCTTTAGTATTGTTAATTATTCCTGCTTTAAAAGCTCCATTAAGTTCTTGTCCATTTCGTTTTAAAGCTTGAGCTAACTTCCCAAGACCCGATACCGCAACATTTTTCAATGGCCCTGCTAATGCCATAAGAGCAACAGCAGCTCCTCCGTATAACGCAGGATGAGCCATTAGTTGATCTCCTACTCCATATAAAGCTTTTTCAAAAGCAGTTGCAGGAGCTATTGACATTCTTAGCCCTGAAATCATCCCATTGATGCTGTCCGTAATAGCTTTGTATCCCATTCCACCAATTGCAGCCGTTCCTCCTATTCCACCTAAAATCCCAGATAAAATTCCACCACCACCTCCTGCTTGGCGACCTCCTGCTTTTCTAGTCATTTTGCCTAAAGCATTTGCCAACCCTCCCACACCTTTTGCAGCAGCATTAGCTTCACTACCCATAGAAGAAAAAATACCACTTCCTTTTTTCCCAATATTATTTAATCTTTTTTCTACACGATTCAATCCTTTTACTAACTGCTCATTAGATTTCTGTATCTCTTGCAAGCTCTTAGAAACATCAGTAAGTTTATTTAAATTTTTAACAACAATATCTATTCTTGATTCTATAGCCACGATTAAAATCCTTCGTTCACCGTAGTTTACCTACGTCTGCGGATTTTTTGCATTTCTTCCTCTTGATCTTCGTTAAGAACTTGAAAATAGGCACTCCAACCTATGATTTCTTCTAACGTCATCTGCCTAACTTCTGCAAGAGACTTCCCTAACTCTTTAGCAATGCCAAATTGAAGCATTAACAAATTATCTTTACGAAGCTCTTTACTTAGTCCTTTGGGTCAAGTGATTCTTCCTCATCAGTAATAACAGCAAGCATCAAAGTTTGAAGATCAGCATCTCTCACTTCATTCTTTAATACATCAATTTCACCTAAAGCAAACAACCGTTGTCCGTTTGCATCTTGAGCTTTAGAAATTAATAATCTTAAGGCAAAATCATTAGCATCACCAGTTTTAGATCCTTTTTGTGCTCTTTCTCTTTCTGCCATCGTTAACGGGGCAACCCACATCTCAAAGACTGTCCCATCAGACAATTCAACTTCTTTTTTTGTAGCTTCTAAATTTGCAGCTTTCTTAAGTCGATCTATTGCCCTCATAAATGATTTTGCTGGTTTAGGACTAGATGTCATGATAAAAATTTATACAATTTTATTCTAACCTAATAGACAAGAAAAAACCCTGCACAAGGCAGGGCTTCTGGAACATTCCGATTCCGTTCTTATTATGAACGACTAAAATCGAATGTTGGGACACCAGCAGGACGGAAGTTAACTGTTACTGCTTGTGCATCATCAGGAGTAACACCTAAAGAAGCAGAAGTTAATGTTGCGTCAAAGCTAATAAAGCGACTAAGAGTGTCACTTACCGTTCCACCACTAAATACACGGTCTGTATAAAGTTTGAACGCTGCACCAACTTGTTGACGCTGAAGAACATCTTCAATCATGCGGTTAGAAAGAGAAGCATCTTCGTTTGTCATGTAAGCAGTTGCACTACCTGAACCATCGCCAAATCCAGCAATATACTTTCTAAATGGAACATACTGACCAGGATCACCACCGATTGTAGTTACATCAATTTCAGCTCTTTCAATTTCAAAAGACCACTCGCTAACTTGACTAACTGATTCAAAAGCAGAATAAGCAACTTGAAACTCATTAGGAGCTGCTGCTGTTCCAACATCAGTTAGGTTTACAGCAGAACCACCAGCAGATGCAGATACAATTAATGCTCCTGTTGCTGCTGTGTAAGTAATAACGTAGTAAACAGTTCCAGCAGACAATCCAGCAGGTAAAGTTCCTGTTCCTGATCCACCTGTAGAAGAATCAATCACACTAAACTTAACTGGATCTCCAACTTTAAGATTCAAGTAAGTTTCAACAACCATTGTCTCAGTACCAATGGTTACATCACCAGTACCAAAGGTTCCTGTTGTCCCTGCTGGTTTGTAGTAGAGAGCACCTGATGTGCCAGATAAACATGTTACGGCCATGAGGCTGCTTGTAGAAATTTACCTATAGATTAGCTCAAAACCGTGGCAACGTAAGAAGTTTCTATTCTGCTCATAAATAATGGAGCCTCTTCATCACTAGAAAAGCTTGGCCCATCTATTGCACCAACCTTGAAATACGTTCCAGTAGTGCCTTTTGTGCCATTATTTAATGTTTCTAAAACATCTACAGCAGTTGTAATTAATGTTTGATTTCTTGATGGCCCTCTTCCTTTTTCTGTAAAAATACGAATAACAATTGCTCCTCTTGCGTTATCAACGCTAGAAGTCAAAGTTGGTTCGTTTGTTAACCCAAAAGTTACATTTACTCTTACATACTCACTTGTACTGTTTAACGGTGCAGACGTAATGTTGTCAAAAAAGACAGGAACCGCAGGACTTAACGCTCCAAAAGCAGTTAATAATGGGTTTTCTACTTGTGCTCGAATAGATTGATAGTTCATTAATCAGAAACAGAACGTGTTCTGTAAGTAGGACTATTAAGAAAAGAATACTGTTGAGGAATATCTATTCGCTCAGAAAGTAATTGCTTTAAGCGACCTCCTTTCTTGAAATTAGCAAACCAATCTAAAGGAGCTGTTCTACTAGCCATTCCTCCTTGTCCTTTGTTTATTTCACCTCTTTTCATTGTCATCATCGTTCTTCTCCCTCCTCCTTGTTTCCACTTTGATTTATTTATTGGGCCTCCTAAATCAAAGCCACGGGAAAACTGTCCTTCCTCTAAATCCATTGCTATAGCAGCATAAGGAGCCATGTTTTCGATCCTAACTAGCCAAGTATTTCCAGATAGCAATTCTCTTCCTGTAACTCTAGGAGCTTTAATATTTTGCGGCAATCCTTTTTTGCTGCCAGGTAATTGACTTTGTTTGCTTTTTGTCTTAATAACCCATGAATTACTAAATTCACCAGACCATTGCGGCCCTGCTTTTTGAAGTGCTTTAACGACACGTTCTGTTGTGTTTAATGTTTGACTTGCTATTAAAGATGCAAATATTTCATCACCATCTTTTGCTAATTTTTTAAAGTCAATAAACATTATTGCGGCCTCACTATCAATGTATGAAATATAGGCTTATCTCCTCTAGCTGTTTGAATATTGATGATTTTTCCTTCCTTAGTAGATCCTGCTTGTGGATATTGAATACGATCTGCTTCTGTTGGGTAATAATCTCCTAATTCATTTGCTCCAATAACAACTTTTAAGTCAGTCGTTTGATATAAACCATCATCTTCACTTGAATTAATTTGTGTAATAACTCCTTTAACACTTACGTTTGTATCTGCTCCAGTTACAGCTCCTGTTGTTGGGTTATAAGTTCTTGGAGTTGTAGTTTTAACAAAAGTTAATGTTTGCCCCCAACTATTAAGAATACTTGCTGGTACTTTCCCAAATACATCATCAATTTTTGCCATAATTAACCTCTTACCACTCGTACTTGATAGCCGCCAGCTCCACCAAGACAATAAGCACCAAGATAGGACTGCAACCAAGGATAAACGTCAAAAACATTGTTCACATTGCCAGTAGCAAGACTAGCTTCGTTGTATTTAACCTTTAGTTCACCAAGTTCTACTTCTTTTGCAACGCCTTCTGTGCCACTATTTCCTGTCATTGCATCTGTGTCATTAGCTAACGCTCTCGCTAATTCATATTGTGCATACTTGATTTTGTTTGGAATTGAACTGCAATCAAGTTCAACATCGTCAACTTGAAAATTATTTCTAGGCCATTTTAATGCTTGTGATTCATCACATCTATCACCGTAATAATTCAAGCTGTCGATCCAGCGAGTAGCAGAAATTAATGCACGATTTTTTTGATCGTCTGATTTATTTGTCCACGTTGAATCATCAGGAGAAGTTTCAAAGTAACTATTAGCTTCTGCCAAAGTTGCATAGCTATTAGAACTTTCACCTTTCAAAGTGGCGTGAATAGTAGCTGCCACGTTTATTTACCAAACATTGTTTACATTCTAGCGTCATAAAAAACCCCCACCAAATAAATGATGAGGGTTTTGACTTCCAACCTTGATATTAGATCAAAGTGTAGATGTGTCTAGAGGACTGTTAACTGTCAATTGAACTAAAGGAATTAGGTCAATATCGTATGTAGCTCCCCACTTAGCATGAGCACCCAAGTTTGAGTTTGTTGGGTTGTCACCAGCGTCTACCCACTTAGTACCCATAACGTGATACGCAGTGTGGTAGTCAACAGAAAGTACATCTTGTTTCGATAATATATTCCTATCAGCCTCGATCCGAAGATCTTGCTGAACGCCTTCAAGGATTGTTCCCCCCTTGGTTAGGTAACAATAAAACTCAATTTGATGTCCAGAAGAACCAGGTTGAACAGCGTTCACCTGAGAATCCATAACAACATTCATGCCAGCGAATGTACCGATGCTCTTAGCATCAACGCCAGCACCACCGCCACCCCAAGTTACAGCTCCACCAGAAGTTAGTGCAGAAGTTGAGAAGGTTAAGAGTCCTGTCTGATAAAGGTAGAAACCAACAGAAGGGTGAACGATTAGCGTATCTAGCTCATCGCCACGCTCTCCAAGAAGATTTCTTGCTCTTGCAACTGTAGAAGCTGTCAAGAAGTTATCAGCGTCAGCACCAGTACCAGCTTTTCCGATGTCAAGCTTGTTACCAGATAGCGCACCACCAAATAAACCATGTAATTGATAGAACAATCTTTGGCTATTTAGCTTGTTGATTGCATCTGCAAGTTGATTGCGGATGTGAAGCATTGGATCTTCACCAGCAGCCAATGTTGCAATGTCATCTACCGCATAGGCAAAACCTCTGTGACAGATTGATGCAATTTGTGTATCTGTGGTGATCTTCTGTGGTGTTAAATAACCAGCAGTTGATGTTCCCCAGTTAGCTGCACCTGTCATTACCTCTTCAGTTGGTGAAACAGGGTTAAACTCAGGAACTTGGATGCGTGTACCACCTTCCTTGGCATCAAGGAAAGCACTACGAGCTACAGCTCCACTTTTAAGGAATAAACTGCGCTCTTTTATTGCCTCACTTACATAGCGAGACAAATTATTTCTTTTTACGATGTCCGCAAGAAGGACACCGCCAGAGTAATTCTGAAACGGGGCTGCCATTTCTAATTAGGAGGATTCTTTAACGAAGTCCAAGTCACAGACTCGGTAGTTAACTCACAGAGCTAACCAGATTGAGCTTCCTTCTTGAGCACTGCTGCAAGTTCTGGCTCGTTTGATTCTAAGACCATTTGTTGGGTCATGTTAATACTACCTTCTTTCCATGGATTAGTCATACCTGGAGAGACATTTGATGTTGGTGTAGGCTTTGCACCCATCCCTGCCGCAGAGCTAGGTTTGAAGTGGTGTTCCCATCCACTACCAGGATTTTTTAGGTTCCCTATGTAAGTTCCTAAATCCTGTTCAACACCTCCATTAAGTACAACAACGTCACCGCTATCGTTTCTTTTTAACTTACTTTGAAGAAGAGATAACATTTGTTCTGCATTTACAGCACCAGAATTACTGATAGCTGAAAGTGCTGAAGTTTTAATGTTGGCAGTCTCATTAGAACTTTTTAAGTTCTTTAATTCTTCATTTAAAGTATTTATTTGTAAGTCTTTTTCTTGGGCGGTTTTGTTGGCTTCTTCCCATAAGTCTTTCCACTGCCCTTGGTCTTCAAGGTCTTGTTTCCTTTTGTCATCTGCTTTTTTATAAACATCATCAAGTTTAGTCTTGATGCCTTTAAATTTTTCACCTTCTTCTGCAATTTTTGCTTCTAATGCAGAAATTTTGCTCTCGTACTCAGCCTTAACACTGTCAAGGTTGGGTGCTTGAGGAGTTGCAGTCTCAGCCACAGGCTGTTCAGCAGGAGTCACAGACTCAGGCTGGATGACTTGTTCTTCCATAATTAAGCTTCAGTTTTTTTAGTAGTAGTTTTTGTTGCTTTAGGGGTTGCCGCAGGAGCAGGAGTTGACTTAGGTGTAGCAGTACCATTTTCAGCCGCTATTGCAGCTTCCAAATCTTCTGCTCTTACACCGTTATCCATATTGATGGAAGGCATAACAAGAAAAGTATTTCTTTATTATTCTAATGTATTAATCGCTTTCAGCTTCATTTGCATTTGGTAAAACCTCACCTTGAACCAAAATATCTCTAAATTCTTCTCTATCTATCACTTGTTGATCAAATAGTGAGGTCAAAGCTGTTATATCTTGACCAATTAACCTATCAATATCAAAATCACGACTAATTTTAACTTCGGGTGGTTCTAATCCTAAATAATTAGCCGATAAATTAAACGCTTTTTGCATTTTTTGTTCTAAATCTAATGACACCATCGACAACATAGAGTTTGTATCTACACGATCTAATCTTCTCGCATCTGCTGATTCTGCAACAAATTTTTGTTGAGATAACGTACTGATACCAAGGGTTGCCATTTGTAATTGTAATTCTTGTATTTCTGCTGACTGTGCTTCAAATGCACTTGCGGCTGGCTCTACATAATAGATTTTATTTCCTGGTTGGGTTGCCATTGCATAGTTAACACTAATAGCCGTATCTTTTGTTTGATCATCCCATCCCTCCATCACTAATAAAGGCTGTGAAGCAACGTGCAAACTATGAATTAAATCAGCTTGACGTTGGAAATGTGCAAGATTTAAATGTGCAATATCTAATAACGGTGGTTTACTTGTCATCGTGTCTGTTTTGCCTGAATAAACAGTCACTAAAGGTATTTCACCTAATGAGAAATCACCTGATTCAACAATTTCATAATCTTGCTCGTTAGCAGGAGATTCAAAACTACCTGCATAAGTATTGCTTTGCGTGTACATATCTTTTGTAGATTCTTTCTTTCTATAAATTCTGTATTTTCCTGGTTCGATCACACGAATTTGATCATATACTTTTTCACCAAATTCACCGTCGGCAACAACAGCTTGCTCAGAAATTCTTACTTGAATTAATTTTCCATAATTAACTTCTCTATCTAATCTCCAACCATGAATTTTAGATGGGTCTATCTCAATCCAATAAGGTCTACGATTTTGTTGTCTTTCTTCAGCAAGATTTCTAGCTCCTTTTGGTGCAGGGAAATCTACAAGCGTATTGCTATGTCCATAAGTTAAAGCACAAATTAAACTTCTTCTCGCATACTCATCTAAGTCCGATCCACATCCATCAACATCCTTTACAAATACATCAGTCCAATATGGATCACCTAAAACAGTAATTGGTTTACGCAGAATTAATCCTGTTGCAGCTCTAATTAATCTTTGCGTATAAGGAGAAAATACAGCACGATTAACTCTTGATAAATATGCGTCATAATCTTCTCTCGGTTCTAACGGTAAAAACGCTTGCGAGTTTTCTCTTAAATAATCAGTTCCGTAAGTTACCGCCTTCATTATTTCCCACCCCTTTGTCATATCTAAAACAGCTCTTGTCTTAGCAAATGGATTATCAGATCCACCTAAATAGGTTTGGCTAACAATATTTGTACGCAATGCCCCTGGCATAGAGTATGTCATCTAACTTTTAACCAATACAACATTGTTTATATTCTAAGCTCTATTCTTCTGGTTTCATTACCATTTTGTTTTATTTGCCCAATATGCAGCACTCATCTTCCCTTTTGCGATATTTGTAGCGTGTCTAGCTTTAAATGATTTCCTCCTAGCTTTATCTTTTTCACTTTGTGGGTTTTTTCCTGCACCACTAACGCCTTGCTGTCCAAAACGTATCAATTTTACTTGATCTCCTTGCTTTGCTAAGACTGCATGAGACTTAGTTGCATGACCAGGTGTTCTTTTGGGCTTGTTATACCCACTAAACTTTTCTTTACCTCTTGTAACTGTCATTTTTTCCTCTTTTTAGCTGTTTTTGCTGCTTTTTTAAAATCTGATGCAGTTGGAGCACCTTTATCTCCAGCTTTTCTCATCTTTTCTCCACTACCAGCCGCAATACGTTTCTTTTTTGCAGCAATATTGGCATATAAACCTTTCTTCTTTGGTCTTCCTTTTTTACTTCCGTAGCTTCCTTTTCCAGTTGGCATGGTTTTAGTAAATTCTGTACCCAGTTTGACCTAAAGTTTCAGGTTTTGCCAAGTTGAACTGTTGTAAACATAAGTACCCGAAAGCATCAAAAGCGTGATCAACACCAAGATTTTTATTCGGTAAACCTGTATTTGGGGCATAAGTTAAAGTCCTTAACGATTTAATTAATTCCTTACAACGAGGATGAATATAAGTTCTTCTGATGCTATTTGCATCAAATAAAGCAGTATTAACAGCAGTAATTTTATCTCTTATCTTCCAAGGTGCTCTAGGACTTGAAACATTAAATCCACTTCTTCTTAAAATACTATGATCTGTTGCACCAACACCTGAAGTTTTTCTAGCACCACCCGTAGGGTCAGGACAAGCAACAATTCTTCGATCTACTCCATATCTTCTCGTCACTTCCTCCGCAAAATCCCATGTCGTAGCTCCTCCTGTCATGATTATTTCATCAAAGACATATAGCGTATCGTCTTTCTTAACAGCACAAATACCACTCATCGGATCAACGTTAAAGTCAACACCCAACAACAGAGGCATCACGCTAATATCCTCTGCTTTTGTAGAAATATTGTCATCTCCAAAACTAATAGCCACCAATCCACTTAAATTCTCAAAACTTGCCTCAAACTCCTGCCTAAATGTTCTCGCATCTAACTGTGCTCTAGCCGCCTCAACTTCATCTTCTGGAACATTACCCCCCTCAATCGTTGTATAACACCATCTTTTCCACTCTTCCGTAGGATCTTCTTTGCAATAACACCATAAATCATAAAACCAACTCGCTGTCCCATCAGGTGTACTAATAAATAACGCCCACCCCTGTTTATCAGCTAAAGCAGGTCTAATAACTTCAAACCATACCTCCGCATCCATAAATGCAGCCTCATCCAACACAACCCCCGACAAACTCCTCCCCCTCAATGCCATCGCATTC